CCAGCCATATATAATGTCTCTCCCTTCTCGCCTTTATGAGAGTGAACACCTTTTAAGCCCATTTTCTCAGCATCTTTCATAGCTTCATCTTTACTTTTAAAGTAATGTTTACTAACATCAGGAGCGCCTTTAGATTCTTCTTTTTTCTTGTCTCCGTAATGCATCGCTTCTGAGAGATCCACTTCGATTCCGTCTTTGGTGTATTTAAGGTATTTATTCATCACTATGATATAAGATTGCCGCTGGATATGTGTCCAACGTATGTTGAGCAGAAATATCTAAAACTTGTTTTAAAGTATTTAAATTCTCTATTTCGTTAAAATCTTTTACACAGGATTCTAAGGTTTCGCCCCAATATTCTTTATCTTGAGCACACACTATAGATTCGCATAAATTGTTTAACATATCCTCTTGTGAATCGTTTAGTTCCTTCACTCCCAGCTTTTCGATCATTTTAGCTTTAGAGTCGTTTACAAAACTTTCTACATCATAGATTGTTTTTTGTATGCTAGATCTGGAGTATTGAGCGTTTGCTATAGGTATATCTGTAGTCCCTTCTGGTCTACCAGCTTCCTTTCTAGGACCAGTAGCTTTTTTATCAGGAGAGAATACAGGCACACCCCCCACAATTGGATTGTAGTAACCTTTTTCCCTATCTTCTAAGAAGTCTTGCTGTTCTGGCTTAAGCTGATCTGGCTCTGGGAACTTGCCATTATGGAACATCTCCATACCCTGCTTAGGAGTAATAATGCCAAGCTCCATAAGTCTTGTAGATGCTCTCATAAGTTGAACTTCATCTCTCATATCTATGTCTTTCATCCTAGCTTGAGGCCAAGATCTAAAACCAAGGTTTCTAGCAATTCTTTTAATTTCTCTATTTAAAAAGTCATTTAAAAATCCATGTCTAGACTCTTGTAATCTATCAATAAATATTTGTGCTTTAACTTGTGTAGAATTAAACTTTTCTTCTCCGACAACAATGTTTTGTAGACCTTGACGGATATCTTCATTTAAAATTTCATACTTAGCTGGTCCTAATACTAAGTTTAACTCTGGTATTATGAATTCAGCTTTTGTTGTATAATCTGATACTAACACACGACCCACACTCTCATTTTTAAATAAATTTTGCATGGCTGCCATGTTATTAGGGTTGATGCCTCCCTTCTCTGGATCAGCCCCCATAGTGATAAGAAGAATTACGTTCTCAACAGTTCTCGTAATAGCTTGATCCATTTTCTTTAACTCCAGCTTTGCATTAATGTCCTCAAGAACTGGGAAACCAAAAGGAATAGCAAAAGGTTCATAATCTTGTTTTTTATAAAAAGAGTATGATAATCTAGTAGGGTCTAGATCAATGCTTATGCCTTTTTGAGAGTATGATCTATCAACTATGTTTTTTTTCACTTCTGGATCTAATGCATCAAAAATAGCTTGGTCCTCTTCTGTGATTGGATTAGCTAAACGAGCTAACTCATAATCAGATAAAACTTTTTGGTATGTCCCGCTATAAGTAAACGTGCTTGCTCTTTTCGCAACTACGTCATAAGGGTTTAGCAATATATATCTTAAAGGTATTTTATTAGCTCCAGAGTCAATAGAACCAACTTGATTTATTATTCTAGCGTAATCCTCTGCTTTGAATCTGCCATCTATCCTGTATAAAAATACATTACCACTTCTGTAATATTCTCTGAAGTATTGGTCTTTTAATCCTATAATGTTTACACGCTTAAACCATTCCTCAAAAAATTCTCGGCTTTTCTTGGTTCCTCCCTCTAGATAAATATCTGTGTTAGTAAACTCAGACATAATATCAATAGCATTACGAAATACAGCTACATTAGCGTAAGCTTTTTGACATAACTCAATAGCATCTCTAGCGGTGACACCATCAGATGCATACTCATAAGGAAGCATACCAACAGCTATACTTCTAAACCTGTCTATTGGGTTTGTTTGTGCGGCCCTGTTTCTTCTAGACCCTGTATAACTAGTGCCAGTTTGAGATGTCCTAGCTTTAGAAATGTCCGCATAAGAAGCGTCAGATGTATAAAAAGGTTCTCCTAAAAACTCTGGCTCAAATTCTTCTTCTGTCGGTCTGGAAGGGTGTTCACTACCGTTAAACTTCTTCCAATACTCCGAGCGCTTAGTATATTTTCGTTTAGACATGAGATGTAATTTATATTACACCCCAAAGTTAACTTTCAACTTTCAAAAGTTAAGAAATAAACATTGGCGTAAAAGAAGTCTGCACATTGGCGATGTCTTCAGAATTCATGTCGTAATAAACATTCATAAACCAGTTCCCTAATACTAAAGCAGAATAGGAGTCTTTCCTCGCTTTGTCTGCTCCTTTTTGTTTTCTAAGGCTAATCGGTAAATCAAAACTTTGTGTTCCTTGAACAGATGTGGTAATTTGTATCAAAGCACATTGAACCTTGATAAGATCCATCATATCTTTCTGATGTTCTACAAAATCAATCATTCTGGCACCCACCCCTCCTTTTTCATTAGGGTCGTTCCTAAGAAATTTTAAATCTTTTATAGGGACTCTAGATTTACGTTGCATATTGTAATCATCATTCATGGCTGAACCAGCGAAGAATATCTTCTTGTGATCGAATGCTGACTGTAAAGACTCATTAGCAAACCTAATCCATGCTGATGTAGGCTTTCTAAGAAAAACAATATTCTTTTGTGATAGATTATATTGATTTTTTAATCTTCGTAGATTTTTATCATAATCTTTAGCCTTGTCCAACTCAGCCTCTATGACTCCGAGTTTTAAATTTTTATCTTTGAAGATGGTGCTCTCATTACAAGAGTTGATAAATTGCACACCACCATTGTAGTCGCCAACAACTGCTACAACATTAAAGTGTGTCAGGACATAAGCCATGTATTTAATGTGTGTTTTTAAACTAGCGCCAGATAAAGCGTAGCTATGAACAACTGTTCCTTTCCTAGTGTCTTTGTTTAACTTTATAAGCAGCATCGCAAAATCATCAGAACTTTCGCTCTCAGACCAAGAGGGGTCAAAAGCTAAGATGTATTCGTCCTTATGATTCCCCACAACCTCCACAGATTGCCCCTCACCGTCTTGTAACGTGCATTGTGCCATCTTACTCACCTTGAAGTATCCAGAGCTGTCATCGGTGAATATAGCGCCAAACTCACGGGCGAACTGAGACTCACTCATTGTCGATTTAGATTGACTAATTAAATTTTGATCATAAAGCTGATCTGGAGCGCAATCATAACTAAAGTGCATAATCGTTCTATGTGCTCCGTCTTGTTTGTTATCGTTTAAGATAAGAGCTTCATACTGTTGATATATCTTGTATAGATACTCAAACTTGTAAGATGCAGATGACAAACCAATAATTTTGTTGTTAGGCCAACGCTTTCGGTCTTCCTCTTTCATTTCACCCTTCTCGATCATCTGAGTTTCTAAATCATATATCTCTTGTCTCTCTGTGGGGTTTTCTACAACAGATAGGAAGGGTATGATAACCTCATTGTAAATTTTCTCTGGCATCAAAAGCAACTCGTCAATGATCATCCTCTGGAACCTAAATCCCCTGAGTTTTTCTCCGTCACCTAATGGTAGCGCTCGTATGCTACTTCGACCTATCTCCATGACCCACTCATCATTCATCTTTGAGACTCTTGTGATACACTGAGAAAAGAAGGTAGCTTTGGGGCTTTTAGATATGTCTTCTATTTTTTTGAAGATCATTTTTGACTGCCTGAAAGACTTAGACAAAATACCTATCTGGACACCCTGATTTAGAATAGCGTCTAATAGCGCGAAAATGCCCGTAGAGAAGCTTTTAGACATCCCCCGACTCCATATGCCCAAAAAGTAGTCAGACTCCATCATGGCCTTAATCGCCATGTGCTGGAAAGGGAATAGTTTAACACCAGTCAGTAATTCACAAGCGAAAGACGGATTTTCTCTTAGAAACTTATAAAGCAGTATCTTTGCTTCAGTGTCTTCTAAATACCCCTCTTTTTCTAGAATTTCTTGATTTATACCCTTGAACTCTCGGTTCAGTTTTTGTTTGCCTTCTTGCCAAGCCATCTTTTTTAATTTGTTGATTCCAGAAGTATTGAACGTCTACTTCCCAAAGGGTTTTACCTAAAACAAGAATTTTAGGAATTAACTCTTCACTGTTCTCTCTTGAGCCACTAAATACGATTTGAGAGCAATCTGTATACTCTGCTTGTATCTCTCGCATTCTATGAAACACATATTCTAAATTGAATTTTTTATACCCTCTTTTATTCTCGACCCACATATCTTCAAATGCTGTCTCGACTACTATAAATAAGAAGCACCCCGTAGATCTGCACCTTTCTAATTCTTTTACAAACCTATTATATCCATTTGTTACTGTTGCACAAAAGTCCTGGTAAGATTTCCTATCCACGAATGTATAGTCATATAAATTACCCCCAACTCCGTAATCACCTACATCTAATTTCAAAACATCACTGTTATTGAAGCTAAGAGGCTTCTGCTCTCTTGTGTCAATTAATATATTGGTGTTTGAGTAATCGTCATGAAAATTACTTGGTAGTTGCTTGCCGAGCATAGGCAACATACCAATTTGGGTGCAAGCTTCGCGGTAACTGCCGAAGACCTCTTTGAAGATGTCTACATCGGGTAATTTAGAAGTTTGTAGGTAAAGAGAGGGTGGACCACCCGACATGCCCTTGGCTTGTATTTTTTCTTTAAACTTGTTTATTATAAATTCTTCTACTTCTTCACGGGGTGCAGTTACGCACCACTTCTTCATGTTCCGCTTGTTGATAAAGTCAGTAGCGAAATACTGATCGTATTTTTTGAACGGGATCAGTTCTCCTGTCAGTTTGTCTTTCCTCTGATAATATTCTACATAGTAATCTCCAAGATACTTACCATGCTTTTTAACATGAGCATGTAAACTTCTAAGAGAATCAAATGAATCCCCACATTCTTTGCACTTATAAGACATCTTGTTGACCAATACCTAAAACTCTAGCTTTCCACTCTGCCATACCCTCTAAACGCTCTGCCTCAGTCTTGATCGCTATTTTTTGCATCTCTGCTATGCGAACCATGTTAGCTCTCTCCTCTTCCTCTTGAAATAACTGAACAACTGATAAGATTGATGCGTTTTCTTTCTGCATCTTTTTCATTCTCTCCCCCCGATCACCTTGTAGCTTTTTTGTAAGGTTTTCTATCCTAGTCTCGCATTGATGATACTCAGAACTTTTAGCTTTGATAATTTCTGCCAAACGGATTGACATTTCTTGCTGTTCGTCAGCTTCATCAAACATACTGTTGAGTTTGTTTAAGTGAGCACTGATAACCTCAAGATTGATGACTTCTTTACAGACATTTAAATACAAATTAAGTTCATCAGCCGTAAGGTCTGGTTTATCCCAAGTCAGACGAATAAATTCATGCTCGAACAACACTCTGTCTTCTTCGTTAAGATAATTGTTAATAATCTTTAAGAATCTAGAGTTCGCTAAGTTGATCCCTAGTTTTTCGACACAAACTTGCTTTTGTCTATTAAGTTTCCCTTCTTCCAAACCTAAACCTGTAGAATCATTGATTTTCTTGATGATCCTAGAGGGAGACTTCGGTGAGGTGTATGAATTGAGAGCGCCGCTATCTTGGGATGGTAAAAAGTCAGGGTTGACCTCTCGTATCTTACTTAATACAGCTCTCTGCTCATTACTGAGTGGTCTGACTGATTTATCTGGGAAAACTATCTGTGCAATCTGCAAAGACGATAAACCATCTTGCGCTTGTTTCAAAATAAACTCTTCTTGCTCTTTACTGAACTCAATCACCTCTGCTGGTTGTCTACAACGAGTTTTGTAATCTATAGAGTTTTCGACTAGGTATTTTCTTACAGCTCGACCTTGTTTAGACCTGCCGTCTAAAGTATCATCTTTAAAACACTTCCTTGTAAGCTCGATAAGATTTTGGATCTTCGAAGCATTCTCTTTAAGGAATTCTTTTTGTTCACTCGTTAGATCCATCACTTATAATATCTTGTTGATTTAGTATTTCTATGGCTACCTGTAAGAACTTCTTCTTGAGATTCTTAACTTGTCTATATCCTAGTTTATTTTTTTGGGCAGATAACTTGTAACCCATGAACCTCGCCACATCCTCCTCTGTCTTCTCTTCAAAGTATAACATCCTGTATGCACGATAATGAATGTCTGTTAATTTTATTTCCATATAGGAATTTAACTTTTTGAGAGATAACTCAAAATCAAAGCCCTCATACTTTCGCCCTTCTACTTCTTGAACAAAATCTTCTGTTGATAAAGGTGTTTTAAGCTCTAGTCCTGATTTCTTGCTTTTTTCCCACTTAGCGTAAAGAGTGCATGTAGAATCTTGTTTTTCTGTCCTAGTAAGTGAGCACCCTTCTCCTACAGCGAATTTACAATTCGCACATGGCCTTACATAATTACCATAGTGGTTACGTATAAGGTTACGTAATTGATTAGATATGATTCTACCTATCCACGGCTCCAGTGGCCGTTCTTGATCCCACATGTGCCACTTCTTAGAGATGTGAACTTTTATGATTTGTTGTACATCCTCGAAGTCGAACCATTTGACAGCATTCAACCTCCACTTAAACTGTTGTCGCTTAACAGCTGCGTCTATGATGTCAGAAAAATCTTCATAGGTATATTCACCTTTCTTTTTTCTTTTCATCAATAAATTCATTAATTGAGCGAGATCTAGTGCTTCTCTCCCCTTTTTCGGATTGCTCCTCTCCAACTAATGAACCAAAAGTCGTAATATTTTTTTCGTTTTGTATTTCTACTTGTAAGCTGCTAATTTCAGGCACTGATTCTGCGTCTGTTTCATTATCAGACAACACGACAGACTTTTGCACCGTAGACTCTGCTCCAGCCGTATTTACAGAAACGCTTTTATTAAGCTGTTGGCCACACTTGGTGCAAAAATTAGGTTTTGCATGACCGTAGGTCATCTTATGACCGCAACTATGACAAAATAAATGGCTCATCACTATATATTTATAGATTTTTATTAACTTTTTTCAATTAAAACAAGAGTTTAAAGTCCTAGTTAAGCTGTTCGCCGCTTCCGCGTTGACTGTGCTATCTTGTTATACATATAGTTTACACTTTTTTGTAACTTTCTAGTTTAGATATAATAAACTTTAAAATTTTACTACGGACAATATCAGAATTGTTAAAACTAAAACAATGAATACCATTTTCAGCAGACTCGTCGTCTTTAAATATGTCGAACATCTCCGAGAAACCAGTCTTGCCATTGATATCACTCTGCATAAAGTCTCCACAAATAATCAACTTGCTATCCTCGCCAATACGTGTAATCAATGTTGTTAACTCTTTGAAGGTAAAGTTCTGAGCTTCATCAGCCACAATTAACTTTTCATTCCAGTTAGCGCCTCTTAAGAAATTTATAGGCACCGCAGATATGCGTCCTTCTTGTTTTAAGAAGGCTGTGTCGCCTTCAAAGATTATTTCTTCCAACTTATCATACAAAGGCATCAAAAATGGATCAAACTTATCTGTTATATCCCCTGGTAAGCTTCCCAGTCCTTTATCCGCACTTTCCACTATGCTTCTCACATACAACAATTCTTTTTCTGGGTTCTCTGCTAAGAGACGCAAACATCCGTATAAAGACATATAAGTCTTACTGGAACCCGCTGGCCCAGAAACAAAGAAGATTTTAACGCTAGGATCTAGCAGTGTAGCTAAAAATTTCTTTTGACGAGCTGTGAACTTAAACGCTCGCTCTTTAAATTTTATCGAATGATGAAAATGTGGCGTTAACTCTAAATTAGAGGATTTTTTACGTGGCATTTAATATAATTACACGTAAATTACAGTTTAATATTTTTTATTGTCGCCGTGGTCGAAACTGTATCCCCTTCTGACACTCCAGCATTCTGCGAAATTACCCTAGCACCTACGGGCATTACTATAAGAGAAGACATCAAGCTATTTATTTCAGATTTTGTATCTTGTAAACTTACAGAAACTTGTGCAGCTAATATAGCTCCGCTTAAATTAATAAAGTTTTGTAAACCAGTTGAAGTTATTGACATTTCTTCCTCTATACCGTCGAGCAACATGCTTGTCGGAAATTCCGAACCAATGCCGTAAACTGGTGTGCGATTGTAACTTCTCGAAAAGCTAATTTGTGATTGGACGTTACCAACTACATCATCAGCGTTTGTAACGCTACAAGTATGACCATAAACAAAACTATCTCCACTTATTGGCATAGCTGATGTTTGAGTAAATATTCTACTATCACCAGACAGCTTTGTCTGAGTTGGCGGGTCCAAGCTAACGAAGCTCGCGGTTATTTTCGCGGGTTGGTATGGCTCAACACTTACGCTTACATTTCGCGGGTAGCATTTTTTATATATATTTTCTCCAATCTTAATAGGCACAAACGCATCCTGCGCCGCAGCCGTCCCACTAAGATATCTAAATCCCTCCTCCAAATCAGGATGAAGCAAAGAATTAATAGTTATATCCGCAGTCAACGCACCACCAACAGTAAATTGATCTGTAGCAGTAATATCAATACCCAGTTTTCTTTTCGCGCTAAGTGAAGTGTTAAATGTAACATCAGCGTTTGTCGCAGGAACATAGTCTATCGACCCAGTAAAACCTGTATTAACAGCACTTGTGTTTATCTGACCAATGTATACAGGGGTATTAGCGTAAGAAAGACTCATTTACTCATATTACACCAGTTTTACTGGTTGCCCACTACCATTAACGCAAAATTAGCCGTAGCATACGATACCCAAATCACGCCCCACCCATAATCCTTCTTCGCAAAATACGCCGCAGCAACAACAGCATACATCACCCCAGCCACTAATGGCACATACCTTGTTATAACATCTAACACCTTGTAATTATATGGGCTTTCTATTTTTTTTAAACACCAAAAGCAACAACCTCCACAGCTCACCACGTTGCAAGAAATGGGGGTTGATAGATTGATAAAGGACTCCCCCGCGCAAACCACAACATATTACGCATTTGCATTTTTCAGAAATCGGGTAGGGTCACAGTGTGGCAAAAATAATGTTTTTTTTGTGTGATTATGCTTG